TAACAACACAAGTTATGCTATTACTTAAAGCACTTCCTGAAGGAATTAAATGCATTGTAAAATTAGCTCCTCTTGATGCTGCACTACCGCCTGTTGGGCTATAAGTATTACATACTAATACGTTTGTAATTGCATATTGCTTAGATGCCGGTACAGTAATTGCATCTAGTTGCGTTGTTGTTAATTGTTGTGTTGCGATTGCCATTATTGTTTCCTTTTAGAATACCATGCTATAAACTAGTGCTCTGTTTTTACTTACCAATTCATCTCTGTTATTACTTTTGTTAATGAAAAACAAGCCACTGCCGCCTGTTGATTGTGTTTTAGAGTAAAGTTTAAAGCCTTCGGTTGGTTTTGCAGGATCTGTAGCTGCATCATTTTCTCCAGCAGTCTCTGTCATTTCTAAATGATCTTTTATTTTTACGGATCCTGATCCAGGAGCTCCTAATACTAAGTCTGCATTACTTGTTGTAGTTGTAATCTCATTATTTTGTATCATTACATCAAACATTTCAAGTCTATCTGCAAATAACTCAGCTCGTGTAGTACCATTAATATCAAATTGTAATTTACTATCACTACCGGTTATACTAAAGTCATGTGCTTCAATTGCTGTATCAGACTCTTGTAATCTTGCAGGAACACTTCCTGTTGATAATGCATAAGTTACGTAATCTACTACTGATTTTGTGTTCGGAATAATGTCATCTTCAATAGTGACACCACTGCCGCTATCTACTACAACACCGCCGGAATATGTAAAAACTCTTTGTTCGTAATTAGTTGTATTTGTTACTGATAAAACACCAGTACCTGGATTTAAATATAAATTAGCATCAGAAAACATACCAGTTGCTTTAATAGGTACTGTATTTGTACCTTGTTCAAAAGTCCAAGTACCTGTTCCGGATGTTCCTCCAAGTGTCCAAGCTAGTTGTTCGTCATATACCATAAATGCATTAGGAACTGACCCTCTTTCAATTTCTATTCCACTTCTATAATTTAACGATGCAGGAAGTCCTGCAGCAATGTTATCTTTAGAAAGTACAATTATATTATCAGCAATAGTTACTATAGTTGAATTAATTGTTTGAGTGTCACCTTTTAATTCTAGGTCACCTGTAACTACGACTTTTCCAGATAAGTCACCAGATCCGCCTGTTGCGTCAAGTATAATTGACCCACCATTCCTTACCGAAACTTTGTAATCACCGTTACCTACTCTTAAAAACTTTGACATTTATAATTTCCTTAAATTGTTGTGGGGAACTTGCCCCCACAACATTTATAGCTTATGTTAACCTGCTTGTGCGTCAACTACAATGCCGCCAGTTTCTGTTGCTGCTACTGTTACTACACCACCTGATGTATATCCAGTAAATGCGCCGCCGTTAATACCTGCTAATTGGAAAGTATTTGTTGCAGTACCTGCTACTGTGTATGCAGTTTCAATGTTAAGCTCTACCATGCCAACTACTCCACGAATCGTAACCTTAGTTCCGTTTGCAAGAGCGTGACCGTTAGATGTAATAACAACTGGATTAGCTGCTGTTGCACCTGTGATTGGTTTTTCAACTGCTGCTGATAAACCTGCGGCTGTTCTAGCCCACTTAGCATTTGAAGTACCTTCAATTTGCATTGATCTATTGCGAAGTTTAGTAATCTGCTTAGTAACACCTGCACTGTCTGCAACGTTAATACAAAATTCGCTTGCAGCTAAAGTTCCAGGCGTTTTATTAACTAGTGTACACACTTCAGTTTTAGTACCGTCAGTAACGTTAAACTTGGTAGTTGATCGTTGTGACTTGATATGTGATTCTGTTGCGGCTGCTACTTCTGCGCCGGCAGCAAATCTTACTGCTGTTACTTGAATCTTTCCAGCACCGTCTCCGATGTGTTTTTTATTAATTGGTCTTCCCATTTTTTTTCTCCTAATATGTTACGTTCTAAGTAATACGCGGCGGGTAAACCGCATAAGTCCTTGACATTGTATTTATCAATCTGTTATTAGAAACAATTATAGTATGATAATCATTATATCAACGCTTTGTGTGCATATTTTTTAATAAAATTTTAATTGCTTGTTGACGTTTATACTCTTTGATTAAACGAAGGTATTCCCTCAATGTGAACTCGTGCATAACACTTCTCCTGGTTAAAGGTTAAGTGCGTTCCTTCACATAAGTTACAGTTACTTCCGTCCTTAAAGGATGAACGTCTAACAATATTTAGTCAAAAAAATAGGCCCAATGAAGGGCCTATTTTAGTTAGTAATACTATACTTTAGCTAAAGCTAACGTTAGCACTAGTAATTGCAACATTACCTAAGTAATCTGCTGCGTTACCAAGTGAAGATGCTGAGTTAGACAATTCAACGTAACCATAACGTGTCATAAATGATACGACTGGCTCGAATGAAGTTGGATCTAACACTACACCACTGCTCATCAATGGAATGTATGGGCAATAGAATGCAGCTGCATCCGACTCGCTAGTACCTTTATAGCCAACAAGTACAGCAGCATTATCTGCAGCATATGTGTTAACATAAATCTTCATAGCACTGTTTAAAGTTCCAACCATCTTAGTGTTAGTTGGTGCTTCAAAAGTACCTTCAGTAGTACGTGCAAATGCCGAAGTTGTAGCACTTTGTAGGATTGTTAGTGCAAAAGGACTAACAACTGCCCAGTTACCTGCGCCTCTACGTGTACGCTGTGCAATCAAGTTTGATACTCTGTTGATTTGAACTGCAAGTGCTGCATGCTCGTCACCAACGAAAGTAGCTGTACCGGATACTGCTGACTGGTCATAAGTTTGTGCAGCTGTACCAGACAATGTCTGTAGGCTGTTTAGAACTTCTTGATCGATTTCAGCGGTAATTTCTTGTGCTAATGCAGCCATAATCTCTGCTTCAACATCAATACCGTGCATTGATTGTGCGTCTTGTGCTGCTTCGAAAGTCCAGCGAGCGGATAGCTTACGTGACTTTGCTTCAACAGTTTGTTTCATGATCTGGATAGACATTTTACGTCCAGCTAGACCTTCCTTAGTAGCAGTTGCATCAGCAACACCAGCTGGATCAGTACCAGTACCGGAATATGCAGTAGCAATTTTGAATGGGCTAAGAGCCTCTTCACCTGCTGTTGCGTTGTCGTTGCTTTCAGCATAACGAACGCGAAGTGTGTGGATCTGACCCACAGGACCTGTCATAGGTTGTACGCCTACCAATTCGTTAGCTATAACGGTTGGCATCACACGTCTGATGACTGGAAGAATAACTCTATTAAGAGTTGCGATATTACCGGCGGAAGTTGCACCAGTGCCTGCTGTTTCTGCCAAGTACTTACGAGTATTCTCGAGCGTACTTGCCATAACTGCTTTCTTTGTGCCTGATAGGCCTTCAAGAAGTGCACCTTTTGTTTCCTGCCAGCGACTTTCTAGTAGTTCTGACATAATTATCTCCTTATTTAATTCCAGCTAGACGTTTGATATCAATTACGTTTGAATCGTCTACTGAGTTATTAGTTTGAACTGTTTCTCTATTGCCTGTTACTTCTGTGCCTTCTGTTAGTTTAGCCTTTTTAGCTTTCTCTGGTGCATCGCCTTCAATAACTGTTGGCAAATATTTCTCAAACTGAGATTGTAATCTGTTAGTTTGAACTGATTCCAGTAAGTCTTTCATAATGTCTTGCTGTTGATTACCTAATGGGGCAATCAAACTATGCATAATTTCTTTACGCTTTGCAGTTTCAATCAATTGCTTCTTTGCAACTTCTTGTGCTTCAACAACTCTCTTTGCTTTAACAGCAAATGCTTTTGCTTCGGCTAACTGCTTATCTTTAGTATTTACAACTTTCAATAGCTTAGAAGTTTCTGATTTCTCATTTAAATAACTTCCTTGATATTCATTTGCAAACGCTTCAAACAATTTACGTCCAAAATCATTTTTACGTGCAGTGTCAATATCTTCTTTAAGTTGATGAATTTCGCCGCGTAAGGCTTTATCAACTGTAGTAGATACTGCTTTTGCACTTCTTTGAATAAAGTTTTCTTTGACCGTATTCAAGTGTACCTTAGCGTTCTTAATAAGGCGTACCTTAGTTTCAGCTAAATCTTTTTTATCTTCGTAAAACTCAGATATTTCGTTGGCTAGTGCGTCGACTATAAACTCTTCAAGTTTTGAAAAGTTGCTAGCCATTGCCTTTTGTTCTTCGTGTAGTTCAGACACTTCTTTTTTAAGTGCTTCCATAACAAAGCCTTTAAGTACCCCTGCGTTTTCACGCATTGCTACTGCATACTTTGCTTTAGCTTTAGATAACTGCTTGCGGTCTTGTGCAAATTCAGTTAGCTCTTCTGATAATCGCTCAGTAATTAAACTATCGATAGCTTCTACCATAGTAGTTTTATCGTGTTCATACTTCTGAGCAAATTCTTCACGGAGTTCAGCTGTGGCAGCAAGACGATTTTCTTTAATCTTTGCGTCCCACGCTTCTTCAAGTTCCCGGCGCACATCCTCTGAAACGACATCGTTTTCAAAAAGTGTTTTTAGTGCATCCAACATGTTTATGTTCTCCTTTTATTGGAGTCTACTGATTATATTAATCAGAGATTCTTTTAAATATTTTTGTGCCTTTGGATCGTGCTTTGTTGCCTGTGCTAATTCGTAAGCCTTCATCCCACCCCGTGCGTTCATTAAATGCTCGTATACTGGAGTTGGATATGCACCGGGTGCTGATGGCTGAGCCACAACATCCACAGTGATAATTTCAAAGTCGGAAACTTCTCCGTTACCGCTTTCGGATACATTACCAGAGCCCCTAGATGAGACGCCTAGTTTAACATTGCTTTCAAGCATTGTTTTAACTAAGAGTCCCATAGGAGTTGGTAGTATTTTTAGTTTACCATAACCGTTTGGGCCATCCATCCACATTTCTGTGATCATATGACTTACACGATCTAAGTTTATATTAAGTCCTTCTGGATGATCAACTTCACCAAGAACGCTATATCCTCCTGAACATTGATCGTTGAGAGTTTTGACAGCCCGTCCAATTTCGTTTACAGGATACACACGCTGGTTAGCATTGCGTACTCCGCCTTGTATACAAATTCCTTTCATATACAAGTCTTTCCCTTCATTGGCAGATTCAACGACTATATTAGCCTGGTCGAATGTCAGCACCTCAGATAAATTTTGCATCCAAATTCCTTAATTAACCGATAACAGGTTTCTTGTTAGCAGCTGTGTCGCCCTGGCCCTTTTTCTCAGCGCCGTGGCCTTTAGTACCTTTTAATGACTTAGATGCTTTGCCTCCAGGAACATTAACGTTACCTGCATTTTCTTCTTTAGAAGTATTTGCAGCTAGTCCGCCTGTTGTACCTTTAGTATCTGCGTCTTTGCCTTGTACTAAGTTACTCGCAGAACCGCCCATGTCGTTTTTACCAGCTACAGCTGACTTAGTGTTTGCACCGTTGTCACCCATTGTTGCTGATATTTTTTCAACATATTCACGCATCTGCTCTGTTGGAGTTAAGTCTTCATCGGACTCTTCCTCAACTTCTTCGTCTGACGCTTCGTAAGCCATTGATTCTTCTTCTGGCTCGTCCATGTTGTCCATTTCTGGCTCGTCCATGTCTGCATCATCCATATCTTCGTCATCAGCTGGCATTTCAGCGTCATCGCCTTCATCGCCTGCCATCATGTCTTCAAATTCTGCTTTAAGTTCGTCGAGTGCATCTTCAAGATCAGCAACACGATCTTCTACGTCACCATCTTCTTCGTCGCCTTCGCCGCCTTCGTCACCCATGTCTTGTATATCTGACATCATGTCGTCTGTAGGATCGCTACCCATTGCTGGTGCTTCCATATCGTCTTCACCTTCGACTTCAAATTCGTCTAGGT